TGAATATAGAACAACAAAAAATTCAAAAGATGTCAAACCCTTATAAAATAAAAGGGAATGATCGTATATTAATAAAAGACATTAGCGAGAACAACGGCAAAGGAACTGTAACAGGTTTTTCAACGTCTTATAATTATCTTGACCACGATGGCGACGTAGGGTTAAAAGGGCATTTAGATAAGTCTATGAACGAACGCGGTGTAAATTCTACAGGCCGCGCAAAAATAAAACATTTGCTTTTTCATAACTGGGAAAAAATTATAAGCGTGCCGACTGTTTTAGAAAACAGAACCGAAACTATTAACGGCGTAAATGTAGACGGCCAATATTTTGAAACAGAATTAGACTTTAGACAGGACGGCCATTTAGATACATTCTTAAAATATCAGGATGGCATTTATGATAATCATTCGTATGGCTTTAGATACATACAATTAGATTACCTTGATAATTCAATGGAAGATTGGAACAAAGTTCTTGACATGCTTATAAATCCAGAAGAGGCCGAAATGATGGGCTGCTTATGGTTGCAAAAGGAATCAATGCAGTTTGAATATAGTACTGTAATGGTCGGAGCCAATGAATTAACGCCAAATTTAGGTGTTAAAGGTGCGAACAAAGAAGAACAATTAATTAACATTTTTAAACGTTACAATAAAATAACAAAAGCTTTGCAAAAAGGTAGATATACAGATCAAACTATGTTTGAATTTGAATATCAATCTAAGCAAATTAAACAAATGATCCACGAATTAATAAATCAAAAGCCGTCAATAAAAGACACTTTACAGCCGTCACCAAGTGACACTAAACAATTTAATTTAATGGACGCAATTAAGAACATTTAATTATTTTAACAATGAAACAAGAAGAATTTGACGCGCTTATTGAGAAATTAGAAGAAAAAACAGGCGCAAAGATCGATGAAAAACTTTCGGAATCTCTTAAGGGTTTAAAAGGTTTAGAAAACCTAAATATTGAAGGTTTAAAAAATCTTTTAGATACTGCAGCCGACAAAGAAAAAGTTAACGAGTTAACCGAACAGGTTAAAAATTTAGGCTTAGAGATAACAGCTATGAAAGAAGAAGGTACACCATCACAGAAGGAAGGGCAATTAATTGAATTTATGAAACGTGAAAACGTTAAAGATTCAGTTAAAAGTAGAAAACAAGGATTTGACACTTTAGAAATTAAAGTAGCGGCCTTAATGACTACGGCAAATGTAATCCCTAATGTGCCAGATGGTTTTAATCAATTGTTCGGTAACTTTATTGACACCGAAATTCATCAAGCACCAAAGCCAGATAATTACATTTTACCTTTAGTCGAAGTAATCCAAGGCGCAGACGCAGCGGGAACTGAAAACATTTGGTATGTTGATCGAGTAAATGAAGAGGGTGACGCTGAATTCATTAATGAAGGAGACTTAAAACCTTTAGTTGACGCGGAATACCAAGAAAGCAAAACCGAAGTGAAGGAAGTTGCTTTACGTTGGAAAATGTCAAACCGTTTAATTATGCACGCGCCAAGTGTAGTAAGCGATTTTAGACGACATGCAACAGAATTAGTTGAACAAAAAATTGACGACGGGGTTAGTTCTGGTGATGGAGTTGGGCCAAATCTTGCAGGTATTCAGACGCTTGCTTCGCCTTTTGTAGTTCCTACAAATTTAGCTAACTATTACACAGATGCTAATATCTGGGATGTAATAATGTCAGTTGCTACTTATGTAAGATTAAACAACTTTAAAGGTGAATTGACCTGTGTTTTGAACACCGTTTGGATGGCACAAATGAAAGGTATCAAAAATTCTGAGGGTGACTATATCGCACCGCCATTTGTAACGCCTGACGGTCGCCAAGTTGGAGAGGTTAGAATAGTATTCACAAACAAAATTGATGCGGATAAAATTCTTTTAGGAGAATTAAAGCGATTCAAAGTTGTTATTAGTGAGAATGTTATGTATTATGAAGGTTGGGAAAACGATGATTTTAGTAAAAACCTACAATCTCGTAAACTTGAAGCCTTTATGGGTACATATTTACCGATCAGCGATACTGGAAGTATTATTTTTGATGACATTTCCACAATATTAACAGCAATTGAAGCGGTAGAAGTAGCGCCTTAATAAAATTTTAATCTTTTAATTATGTCAAAAATTGATAAAAAATCCATGAATTCAAAAGAAATGTTAAAAAGAAACGCGAAAGCCGAAAGAAAAATCAAGTATGGGGATCGCATTAATTTAGAAGTCATTAGTGACACGAAACATTATAAAAAAGGGCAAATTATAAACCCTCATGTTGTAATGGGTGAGCAATTAATAAAAGACAAAATTGCAAAAGAAGTAAAGTAAAAATAAAACAGTTATGAGTATTACAAGCGCGTCTTATTATATTGGTGAATTGACAGTACCGAATGTCGGGGTGACGTCGTCGTCAATTGGTGGGGGAACAGAAAACTTTCAAACCTTTATCGATCAATTTGAAGAAGAAGCGCTTGTTTTTGCTTTAGGTCAAAAGCTATATAATAACTTTATCGGAAACACCGACGGAAACGGAAACGTTAACCCAGGAGCGAACCAAAAATGGTTTGATTTAATGGATGGCGCAACGTATACAAAAAACGGTGTTGAATATTTTTGGAAAGGTATAAAATACCAAATAGGGAACAGAAATTTTTCTTTATTAGCGTATTATGTATATCACCGATATATTAACGAACAACAAAGTTATTTATCAGATGTTGGTAACGTTGCACCAGACGCAGCAAACGCATTTAAAACATCGGCAATTAATCGAAGTGTAAAAGCTTATCAGAAGTTTATTAATTTGTATGGCAATGAACACCATTACCATAACAGAAACTTTTATTATAATAACGGTGTATTAATTAAAGATTATTGCGGAACATATAACAATACTGGAAATGTTTCACTATATCATTTTTTACTACACAACGAAGAAAATTATAATGACTGGCGTTTTACTAGATTAGAAAATAAAAATAGTTTTGGGATATGATTGTAGTTGAAGAACGTTTAAAAGAATTGTTTGATACCATAGGAACGTATGATTTACCAGAG